ATTGGCAAAGACTGAATGATCCGTGATTTTCTTTTCAACCCTGCATTGGAAGCGTAGCTTCTCCATGACTCGATCTCCTTAAATTCTCGATGGGATGTAAGTTGTATTGCTCCACCCAATAGGTCGGTTGGTCGCGTCTGCGCCATCGTTGATTTTTGGCTATTGCCACCGGTATCCAACCCTTGAGCACATAATTCGGGCTCTTGCCTGTGACAAGGATTGCGATGTCTGTGTTGCGGTCGCTGTCGTAGATGATCAAACTTCCCTGATCATATTTTGTCCACTTGACTTCGATGATTGATCCAACATCCGCTGTTCGCTTAAAGCGAGAAGCTCTTGGATTAAAGTCACCAATTCCAAAGTATTTCGCCACAGCGATTTCGGCTCCAACTGATTCGGCAATCTCGCAGATATAGTCATGAAATGACAAGTTCTTGTTATATCGCGAAACATGATCCGGCTTGCCTTCAATCTCTTCGACTCGTTCAATGGCTACTTTCGCAGCTGTCCATTCGTCCTCATGCGAGATTTTCATTTTCACTTGCAAGCCTCGCACAGCCAAACGATGTCGAGTCCGTTGTAGCGCGTCATTTCCCCGCCGGTGAGTGGCTTCCATTGGTCGCACTTGTCGCACCAATCGATTTCGAGTGGTTTCTGCTCTCGAAGCTCTGTCCCGTCCTCAAAGATTGTGATTGCTTCCCCATTTGGCTTTTGGATAAATAGTTCGCCCATTAGAGACGCTGCTTCCACTTGCCATCGCTACCGAGCACAAGCCAAATCGGCGAGCATTGTTGAGCCTTTGTGCGTTCGCTGCACATGTAGCCCGCCCAAGCTTTGTCATTCTTAACGCCTTCTTTGAAGATCATGTGTCCATGAGCGCAGATTGGCGATTCTGACTGTATCTCTCCGCCAAGCTGATCTTTAATTTCGTCCACAGCTGTTTTTGCCGTTGTAAAGCCGTCTTCCCAAATTGGCTTCGCCCATGGATCTTCTTCGACAAAAGCTTTTGGCATTGTCTCGACTTGTTCCATGTTTTCACGGCTTGGCTTTTCTTCGGTTCCAAGTACCACAGACGCACATCGACCAATTGCGCTTGAAACTGTGTCTTCGACATACCATCGTTTCATTTGTGGGTTGTAAGCCCCGACCATGCCATGAGCGTAATCAATAGCTGCCGGCTTTTCGTCTTCGTATCGGCGATAAATGCGGCACTCGATGAGAATGAATCCCTTTTCCGAATTCCAATCGATGATTGATGTTTCGATCCGGTTGGTTGGATAGGTGGCGTGTAGTCGTTGAACCTTTTGATTTACTGTCTCGTAATTGTCTAAGAATCCCATTAGCGGCTTTCCAATGACTTGCGAGCTGCGATCTTGCCGCGAATAAATCCTTCGCGCTTGCCTTCTTTAAGCCCTAGCGTGTAACCGCTGACAAAGCCTGTTAAGACGCCCAAAAGCATCCACATGGCGACTTCCTGAATTGCGTACATCTTGACTCCCGATCCGAGAGCTACTGAACTTCGCTCCCTGCGTAAAGAGTGAAGCAATCATCCGACAAGGTCAAGATTCCCGCGTGTCTTTGGGCGTGTCGATTGGCTCTTTTGGCTTGTCTTTGAGTCCGTTTGATGCCAAGACTGATCCAAGAGCTCCGGTCAAAAAGACGGTAAGCGTGGTCAAAATGTCGATAAATGCTGCGTCGTTGGGAGCTTGTGCGCCGATTGGTTGAGTCACGAATATCAGCGCGTACAGCATTCCGAGCACGGATCCGGCAAAGACCAAAGAAAGACAAACTCCAATAAAGACAATCAGTCGAGCTTTAAGCTGCTCATTCGATAGCCGCGATCTTGCCATTGATTTCTTCTCCTAATATGTCATCGGTACAAACGCCTTGAACATGGCATTCCGGCGGATTACATTCGGACTTTTCCCAATTCTCTGCCAATTGGCATTCGTACCTTGTCCAACCCTGATATTGACCACATCCGGACAGCCCCGCCAAAAGCGAGAATGACAGAGCCGCCCGAAGTAGTTTTCGGGTCACTTCCCCATAACTCCGAAAGCTGAATCCTTTGGGTTGAGATAACGCAAGATGACCGGTAGAACGGCAGCAAGACCCGCTGATCCGATTGCCTTGAGATCTGTGTTGCCGGACATATAAACGGCGATTGAAGCTGCTAGAAATGAGCGCGCCCATGAAGCCGCGATTGGTTTCAATTGATTCACTTTTTCTTCTCCTTTTTGAGAATGGATTTCTTTGGCGCATCGACGGTCACGATTGGAAATTCGCCCTTGTAAGGGACATATTTCGGACGACCAAAGCCCACAATCTCTTTTCCGATTGTTCGAGTTTTAGCCATAACCATTCCGCCGTTACGCTGATCGCCGCTTCCGGATGTATTGCCTTCGATGGTCACTATCGTCTTTCCATCAATTGCCGCGACGATTCCCACATGTGAAATCCGATCGACTCCGTCATGTGGAAAGTCCATGAATGCAAGATCACCAATTGCCGGTGTCTCACTCCATCGTGATGTCTCTTTGAATTTATGAGCTCCGACAGCTGTCGAAACTACTGAATGAACCTTGACGCCGGCTTGAGCAAGCACCCAATTGCAGAATGAACCGCACCATGGCAATCCATCGGCTTTTGTAAATTTGCCGTATTTCGTTAAGTTGTCGCCTTCTTCAATTGTGCCAATTTCAGCTTTGGCAATTTCGAGAGCGAGCGCGGCTGTGCCGTTTGGATAATTAGACATTTGCAATCCATTCTTGATTCTGTTCGTCCCAAATAAATCTTTCGGAATTTGCTGGATATGGAATTGGAGATTCCCATTGTTTATCGGCGTTTAAAATCCAAGATGGATATGGCTGCGGAGCAATAAAAGCATCGTCAATTGGATCGTATGTAAATCCCACGCCCGCGTAATTGAAACGAATGTTTCCATTGTACGAAGTACGAAGACATTTTTGTCCTCTAAATTCTCCGTACCATTCTTCGGGATTTTTTCCTTCGATTAATTCTGTTTCGTCAATTCCAACAATGACTTCCGTGACAATGTTATTTTGATCTAAAAATGCGTAATGTGCCATTATGCCCAACTCACATTTCCGGTTCCAGCGGTTATTGTTGCAATCGTATCCGAACCACTTGTGCTCGTTGATCCGGTTAAACCAGCACCAATTGTTATTGTTCCGGCGGAAGTTGGAAATTTAAGAATGACAATGCCTGAACCACCGTTGCCACCTGCTGAAGATGAACCGGCTCCAGCTGTTCCAGATCCGCCGCCACCGGCTCCGCCTGTGTTTGCTGTTCCTGCAACTCCATTTTCGCGAGTTCCACTTACATTTTGACCGCCTCGACCACCGCCGCCGGTTCCGCCCGCGCCATATTTTGAACCATCATATGCACCGCCACCACCGCCGCCGGCATAAGTTACGGATGAACCGGAAATGCTAGTTGTGACTCCATTTCCACCAGCACCAGCATAACCACCAGCTGAACCCGCGCCCGCAGCACCAGCCGCATTTGCACCGCCACCGCCGCCGCCTTGTGCAGCGGGATCATCACCACCGGCTCCGCCGACATAACCTTGATTTGTTGTTCGTGCACCGCCGTTTGAACCGCCGCTTTTGTATGCGCCGCCACCACCGGATCCGCCTGAAAGACCATCCGTGTTTGCATAACCGGCACTAGACGCACCGCCACCACCGCCGCCGGTTGAAGTAATTGTTGAAAAAACCGAATTTGCTCCGTTGGTTCCGCGTGTTGCACCTGCGCCCGTACCACCTGCACCAACTGTTACGGTGTAATTTGTTGATTTCAAAATTGATAATGCTGATTCTAATGATCCACCGCCGCCGGTGGCTGTGACTGTGCAACGCAATCCACCCGCACCGCCGCCACCGGATCCGCCATAACCACCCGGACCCGTTGAACCACCACCCGCGCCCGCGCCCGCTACGACTAAATAATCAACCGTAATAGCGGCAGGTGCAAATTTATTTATACCCAAAGGTTTTAATGGGCTCATGAAGTTATATCTCCAACAAGCACCCAAGTATCACTTGATTTTTTCCAAAGTGATGCACCTGAATACTGACCGGTTAATTTTAATTTAGATCCCGAAGAATAAATTGTCACGCCAGCTCCGGCGACAATTGTTGTTTGTCCTGCTCCATATTGAATGATGTCGATTCTTGTATTGACAGGAAAAGCCACAGAACTATTTGGTGGCACAGTTAAATTGTTAGCTGACGCATTTGTCATTGTTACAGTTTTTCCAGCGTCACCAATAACCAAAGTATATGAAGCCGTTTGAGCTGATTCAATTGATTGGTTTCCGACAGCATAATCAAAAGATAAAGTAACCGCGCCCGATGTTCCGCCGCCGGTTAATCCTGTTCCAGCAACTACCGAAGTGATGTCGCCAATTTCGGGTGTCACCCATGTGTAATCAAGATCTGTTGCCGATGCTTTAGACAGCACTTGTCCGGATGTTCCGCCTTTAAGATCGACGAAAGAAGTATCCACGCCGCCTAATGCCGTGCGAATAGCTGCCGCGCCGTCTTTGACCAAATCGGTGTCCGATGGAACGGTCCACCCAAAATTCGTCGTCGTCGTTGCCATATTTTCTCCTTATGCCACTACTTGAGCATTTATCCACTCAAGTGTATTTGATAGTGTGTTCCAAGTCTCTGCGCCACTCACATCTTCCCATTTCATCGATTGAAGTGAGAAAGCTGTTGGAGACACATTGAGAGTCAAATCAAGACGGTTGTATCCGGCGCGGAATGCCCACCCTTCAACAAAGCCTTGAAAACGCCCGTTCACCATATTGGACGGAAGATCCTGAATGTCCACGGGCATTCCCATAAAGACATTGAGCAAGTCATCGCGATCGCTGTCGTCAATCTCGGGATTGCCTAGACTGAAAGTGATGGATTCAAAGACATCTTGTGGATAAGCTCGAATGCCCAAATAGAATTCGGCTTGAGCCAAAGCGTCATAATCGTTCTCGATGGATGTAGAAATGACTTGGGCTTGAAACCCATATTGATTGATTGAGTCTTGTTCAGTCGCTGTCTCTTCTTGCCCGTTTTTATAACTTATCGTTACTTTGTTTCGCATGTCGCCAATTCGGCGGATTGTACGAATTCCCTGCGCCAAAGCGTGATTTCCCGAAAGGTTTGTGTATCCGTTGTTTGCGAGATAAATGCTTCGATGAGTGCTGTCCGCATAGCCAATTTGACCTTGAGCGTTTTCGTACAGATACCCAAGTCCGGATGTTGCCAATGCTGAAACGAGCGAATATATGTCCACGACATCGGATGTCCGAGCTGTGAGCTCATAATTTCCCGGAGTGTCAATTTCGCCTAAGCCGGTGTTTTCGGCGTTGTTCCAATTGGTTGTTGGATCATAAGTAGCCCATGTAAGAGCCGCCGGAGTTTCTGCCCAAGTATTGAGCAAGAGATCCGACAAAATTGTGTAAATCTGATTGCCGTCAAAATCTTTGGAAAGTACGCCGGCGGTCAAAGTCTTGGGAAGCTTGGACAAAGCTCCCAAAGCTGTGACACGGATTCGCTCATTGACGCCGCCGGTTCCGGTCGATGATACTTCGACGCTTGAATCGGTGACAAAGCCGCCAAAAACATTGACGAATGTTCCGGTTGAATCTTTGACTCGAATGGAAAGTCCGTCATTGACATCGACGACGACAGCTGCCAAGTCAAGATTAATGATTTCAATGCTTGCGTATCCGGCTCTTGGCTGCGAATAAATGTCGGTGCGACCCGAAATGATCGAAACGGTTGAAAGCGTCAAATCTGTGTAATCGACGCCATTGATTTGGAGTGACCACTCCGGTGTCCAAGCTGTCACAGGATCAGAGCTTCCGCACCGAGAGCCCCGCGACCGTAGGATCTATTCAAGACATCAACGATTGATCGCGCAGCTGATTCCGGATCTCCAACCACTCCCATGTTCACGGTCACTTGTGGAGCCGGTGGCTGGAATGTATATCCCGCCGGAGCTCCGCCAATAGTGACAGTCGGTTTCAGATTGGCAAGAGACTCCATCGCTGCCGTACTTGATGCCGCGGCTGACTTTGTGCCGCTTGATGATCCTGAAACCGCCGGAGTCGATACCGTTGGGACGGATGGGACTTTGACGGTTGGGACTGACGCACTTGAAACGCTTGGGATTGAAATCGATGGCTTTGAAACCGTTGGAATGTTAGGCAATAGCGGCACGGCGTTATATGCGCGAATGATTGCATTGATGCCGTCAATGGCTCCCGAAATCAAAGTGTTGATGACCTTGATGACGCCGCCAATGATGTCGATGACTCCACCGGCAATCTTTCCAACTACTTGCAAAGCTCCACCCAAGACCGTGCCAATGACCGGCGCGAGATAGGTTCCAATATATCCGCCGAATTCCTTGAATGCGTCGAGATTGTCTCCGATGGCAGACTTGACAGAATCAAAAGCTTTGACAAGTCCATTCCAAATCGGTGTAAAAGTATTAACAATAATGTTTCCAAGAGTCGTGATTGCGCTGCCGATGCCGCCCTTGTCCAAGCCAAAACCACTTGACATCGCGTTGATCGCCGGCAAAGCGATTTGATTGATGAATTTCATGAGTCGTTCAAGAATTGGCAAAAGAGCGAAACCAATGGTTTCTTTCGCTTCATCAAAAGCGATTTGCATTCTCGCAATTCGTCCGGAGTAGGTGTCCGCGTTTGCGGCAGCTGCGCCACCAAAGAGATCCGAGAGCCGTCCCTGCACTTGCTGGAATGACATTGTCTTGAGCTCTGCCGCGGATAAGCCAATGCCCAATTTGCCAAGAGATGCCGTGTTGCCGTCGTATGCCTTGCCAAGAGCATTTGAGACGGTTTCGAGTGGCTTACCGGTTGCCGCTGCTATGTCGAGAGCTTGAGCAAGTAAATCTTGAGCTTGAGTGACATCTCCGGTTGAGCGAACCAATCGTCCAAGAGCCGGACGGAGCGCGTCATCTGTGACGCCGGTCGCCAATGAAGTCTTGAGAATATAATCTTCGGTTGCCTTGATTTGAGCCGTTGTCGCGCCTGTAGCGTTCTCAAGAGCGATGGCAAGCTGTGTCTGTGCCTTCTCGTCTGCAATCGCCGCTTTGACGCCTTCAACGCCGATTTTGATGGCGTATGCGCCCGCGGCAGCGGCGGCAACGGCAAAAGCTGCGCCCATCTTCTTGCCGAAGTCTGTGACCTTAGATCCAAACGATTCGACTTCGTTGGACGCACCTTTGACGCCTTGGCGAAGCTGATCGAAGTCCGCGTCAAAGGTAATCTTGACCTTTGGAATTCCTGCCATTAGTCGAGTCCAATCTCTTTGACTACATCTTGAACCATTTGAGCATATTCACGCGCCACAATCGGGACATAATAATCAACCGCCGGATTGATCCAATATCCGCTTTTCTTTGCCGGAGCTTTGAATCGGTCGGTGTATTTGCGACCCATTGAGTCCACGCCAATGTGAGATCCGTATTCAGTTCCCCAAAGAAGAGCACCCGCCGGAGCTGATTGCTGTCGCACCTTTGCACCTTTTCCGGATTTCGATGTCTCGCCGCCGTATTTGCGACCGACTTTCTTTGGTCCACCAATATCAACGCGAATCAATCGATCACGCTTTGGCGTAATGGTTTGAGCAACAAGCTTTGTCTGTGGCGATGGAGCCGCTTGCGAAAACTGAAAGAGCTGTCCCGCCAAACGCTGCGAAAGTGGCAACGCTCGATCTCTGACTTTGTTTTGTGTTTCAGCGTCTAAGGATCCGAGAAGTCTCAAAAGGTTTTTAAATTCGATTGGCTCGACAGTAATGGCGAATGTGCCGCGTCCTGCCTTAGTTGCCATTTTTCTTCTCCAAGATCTCCATCGCTGTCAAAATGTCTTCGGCTGTTTCAAACTCACTCGATGGGAGCCCCGTCGCGATACGGAGCTCCCACAGAATGCGATTTAGGCTTCCGACGGGATAGCTTTTGGGCTTACATCACCGACTTCGACATTTGAAACCGTTTCAGTCCAAACATCGATCGGCTTGACAGGCTTTCCGGCAGCTTCGCGCTTCATAGCGTGATAAGCCAAAAAGATGAGATCGGACAAGCCAATCTTTTCTTGAGCCTGACTGATGATGTTGCCCGTGCTCTTTTCCCATTTAACCCACTCCGGCGTCCCTGCCACATAAGTGACAGTTTCGCCCGAGTTGTATTCAATTGTGATTGGTAGTTTCATTTTTGCTCCCGATTCTGTTTTTTAGCTGAATGTCTCTGTAGGTGTTCCCACTACTGTGAATGATAGATCCACAGTCTGCGCGTCCGGTGCTGCACCGCCGACAGCCGGAAAGACCGGCATGACATTGAATGCAAAGACAGCACCCGAGACAGCTGTCAAAGAGACAGCCAAAGTCGTGTTTGGTGATGTTTCACAAGCTGTCCAAAGAGCTTCACAGAGTGAGCCGCTTGCGCCCCAATCTGAAAGCATTGAGACATCGAATGTCCATTGATCGTCAATGTGCTTGTAAGCCTTGCCGTCGAGTGTTTGATATGTCTCGATGGTTGGTGAGTTTGCGAGTGTTGCAGATGTCGCTTGTGCGTCGTAATTAGTGCTTGCGATCGTCAGAGTGAGATCGCGACCCGTGATGATCGTTGTTGGCACTTTTGGCTCCTTAGTTTGTTTGGGTGTATTGAGTCGAAAGATCGATGTCGCAACTTATGACTTGAGAGCCACTTGCAAGCGTCATCGGGATTGGATTTGACACGGATCCCACCGTGTAACCTGACGGAATAACCGACAGAATGCTCATGGCTAGTTTCTCGATATTGTCGAGAGAAGCCGCGTTCGAATATGGCGCAACGCCTAATGTCAAGACAAAGTTGATTTTGACTTTCGTCGATGATCCGATGAGATTTGGCTCGAGATAAGGAATGTTTGGGACTACCGCCACAAATGGCACATTGGGAGCTTCGGGCACATAGTCATAAACATTGGCAGCAACGCTTGATATTGCTGTCTTGAGTGTGCCGCGGACATTGACCGCAATCGAAGACGGTGTCATGCGAGCATCGCTCCGGTGTCCAAAGATTTTCCAAGTATCCCAATAACTCTATTCAAGAGTGACCGACCCATTCTGTACGGCGTAGGCTGGAAATCAATGCCTTCAATTTGTCCGCCGGCAGCTGTAATCGATTGGAAAATCTCAACTGAAACCACAATAACGGCTTCGTACACGGCGGGATTTGAAGCGTAGATTGTCGCTGCATCGTAGCCGGAAAGATATGTCGTGCCGCTTGGGATAATCGCTATCTGATCCACATCGGCGTTTGTCTTTGCAAAAGCAAATTCAAATTCTGAATTGATTGCTGTGACTGTCTTTGTTCCGTCAAATGTAGCGTTGCCGGTTGAAACAACAACGGTTTGTCCGATTGTGTAATTGTGCGGCGTGTTAGTGATTAGGCTCGCCACATTCGCATTCAAACGCGCATAAGTGACGGATGATGAGTGTGATACCAAAAGAGGAAGAATCGTCAGCTCGCTGGTGTCAATCACCTTTTGAAGATAAGCGTCTGAATAAAGAGAAGAGCTCACGCCCAAGACATCCCGTAGCTGCGTCGGAGTGACTAGTGACATGAGCTCTTCCCTTCGTCTGCTGGACTGACTCGGGAGCGAATCAGTCCATGATTAAGTGTGGCGAATTACGCCTTGTTAATGCCGAATGCTCCGGCAGCAATCTTCGTCGCACATGCGCCGAATGAATAGACGCCCACGGTGATGGATCCGTCCGCTGTTGATTCAGCGCGTAGCTGATAGCTTGGGGATTCGTACCATGTGTATGCGTCCGGATTGATGACCATGATTGAATCATCGATGTCGGTTGTCGCAGCTGTGTTTGCTGTGACATAGAGATCAAGTCCGGCGATGTTGCCGCGAAGTGATGTTGGAGTGATAACGCCGGCAGCATTGCTTGGCTGTGAAGCGTTGTAAATTGGACGACCTGCGTCGTTAAGTGACATCGCGTTGCTCCATTGTGATGTGTTCATCAAAATGTTGCGAGCGAATGGATTTGCAAGACCGGCTGTAGCTCCATAAACGGAAGCTGCGCCGCGAGCTACAAAGCCGAGAAGCTCTGCCGCTGTTGGATAGGTTGCAACTGTTGTCGCATCCGCTGTCGCACCGGATACCAAAATGCTGTTCACATAGGTGTCCTGTTGCTTAGCCATTGCCGCGGTCATATTTCTGAGAAGCTCGTCAAAGAAGACGGGCGAAGTGCGCTGGAGCAACTCAACGGAAAACTTTTGCTGCCCTGCGAATTTCTTGACATCAACTGAAACAAATGCTGAATTCTGATCTGTTTCTGTAAAGGCTGCATCTTCGGCAACTGTTCCCACAGCTGGAGCGACGGTGATCTTTGGAATCTCGAATGTCATGCCCGCATCTGGAAGCGCGCCGCGTGAGATTGCATCGATTGACGGACGAACTGTTGTTGAAAGTCCGTTGATAACTTCAGCGAGTTGGCGAGTTGGGACAAGACCCGCGTTGTCGGTTGTGTTGTCAGCTGCGAGAACATACTGACGAGCATCTTCTGATCCAAGAGCTGCCATGATCTTGTTTTCAAGATACTTTGCAGCTGTGATTTCGATGCGTGGTGATGTGTAAGCGACGGATTTTGCTGACGCTGTTACTGACTGTGCGGCTTCTACCGTCTCGACGGTGTCCGCGTTTGTGACGGTGTTTTCCACTTCGTCTCCTTCTGTTGTTGGTGTTTCTTCTGAATCCGTTGTGGTTTCAGAATCTTCATCGCCTTCGGTCGCTGCTACTTCTGCGACGCGAGCTGATCGGACGGCTGGTTCGCTAACCAAAGCGACGCCTGTGAGCTCTCCTGCTAAGACGCGCATTGTGCCGTCTTTTTCGTTGATGTAATCATCGACAGCAAGTTCAATTGAAAAACCATCGCGCAATCCTTCACTTGCTTCGATGAGTGCATCGTTGCCCGCTGTTGTATTTGCAACCTTGAATGTCGCGTTGATGCTCATCTGATCATCGGAAAGAGCAATTGAAAGTGGCTTTGCAATTCTGCGAGTACGATCATGCTCAAGATTGAGCAAGACATTCTTTGGCTCAATGGATCCTTTTGCAAAAACAACTTTGCCGGTTGATGCGTTCGCCGGCTCTTCAAATGCCACGATGCGTCCGGTAATTGTGCGCGACTCGGAATCTGCCGCCGTGATTGTCATGGGTGTGGTGAGCTTCATCCGATGATGTCCTCTTCTTCTCTGATTTCTTCGACCGACATCGCTCCGATGCGGTTCAAAATTTCATAAACTTGCGCTCTTTCGTAAGGATTGCCACGCAAGAAATCGTCTAAGTCATAACGCACATATTGAGAAGCCGGAGTGAAATCCGTTAGCGATAAACGCTGCTCAATGATTGTCAAGATTGGACGAATTGAAAAGTCAATAAGATCGCGACGCTGATTGACAGCGTTTGAATATGTCATCGATGATGGATCAGCTGATGCGAACCATGCCGGAAGCCCGATAGCGCGGCAGAGCTCGAGAGCGAGATAATTTCTTGCCTCATTCATTTGAAGATTCTTTGGATCGTACCCAATTGTGTCCATCTTGATGTCTGCGTTTAAGAATGTGACAGCCTTTGAAGCTTTATTCTTGAAAGCGTTAATAAGAGACGCAACGCGATCTTTTGGAAGCTGTACGCCATTGGATGACAAGACAATTTGTGGAATTGGATTCAAAGCGAAATCGTAAGCCGCTTTTTCAAGTGCGTGAGCTGCGCGGACTGTGCGACCCGCACGATTCAAAAGCCCTTCTTGCATATTTCCAAAGACGACAAGATCTTCCGGCGAAATGGAATAACCATCGACGCGATACGCATCGATTTCAGTTGCAATCGAATTTGTTTCAACGGTTACACGCTCCGGAGCAATTCTTTCCATCGCTTGAATTCTTCCGGTGTCCGCATAGCGTGAAAGTACGCGGGCGTACGCTGCCGGACGGAAAAGCAAATCTTCAGCAATCCAAGCCCAAAATTCTGCGCCGGTGATTCGTGGATCCGGTTGATTGATAATTCTTGGAGAATAAACGGTTTCATTTGTTTCTTTGACTTTTGTTTCGAGTGGCAAAGCTGCAACGGTCGAGCAAATAATTCCGCGAGCGCGAGCGATTACGGGGACGCCCATCGCTTCGGATCGTGTTGCGCTTTGACCGTAGGCAAAGTACGGAGCACCTAGCGCATCGA